ACTGTCTATAATAATATAGTAATGTCTATTAACAACGATAAAAATGTTGATATGAATGTTGATAATTATAGTCCTAGCGAATTATTTCAAATATTAAATATTGAAGATCCTACTACAGAAAATATCCAAAAAGCTACTGATAATATGATTCAGCAGTTTACAAAAGAAGGAAACATGGCTATGGTTGAATTTTTTAAAAATGCCGAAACAAGAATGTTAAATGATTTACCTGAACCCAATGATAAAAATTTAGTAAACTTTGATAATAAATTTAATTCGCAAAATACGGATAATAACCAGTTAGGTCAGTGGTGGAGTCAACAAAAATTAGTTCAGTCTGATACTAATCAAGCTAATAAAACAACTGAGAGAAAACAAAGAGTTGGTCTTTATGATAATAATCATAATATTATGAAAAGAGAAAGATTAGGAGTTGCTAATACTTTTTCAGTACCAGTAGCCCAAGGTCAAATGAATCCTAATCTTAAAAATACATGTACTAGATTAGTGAATATAGATAGCCAATTTAGACAAAATTCATTTCCTGCCAAAAATGGTTTACCGTATGATCAAATAGTTAATCCACATACATCTACATATAGTAGCACTGATTTTACTGTAGATTTAACAGATACATTACACAATGTGATTTCATTAAAACTGTATTCTGTAACGATTCCTTACTCATGGTATACAATAGATGTAGCTTATGGCACTAATTGTTTTCTATTAAAAATAGATGATAAATGGTATAATATAACAATAGATAACGGTAATTACACAGTAGATGGAGGAGATACAGATATTATTGCAGCTTTGAATACTGAAATATGGAGTGTAACAAACTATAGTTCGGATAGTTCGGATAGTTCGCAGACTAGATGGGCTGAACCTTTTAAATATATAAAAACATCTGGAAAAGTAGTATTTACACCACCAGATAATACAATTGGTACAATCATATGGTATCTTTCAAAAGGTGAAATAAATAATACAGACATTTTTGACGGACAACGACCTGAAATGTGTGACACAAATTGTGGAATTGGAAAAAAAGCCAATTCTAATCTAGGTTATTTACTAGGATTCAGAAATACAAAGTATGAATGGTCCAGTACTGATCCAATTTCATCAGAAGCAATTATTAATCTCTACGGTCCTAGATATTTAATGTTAATTTTAGATGACTACAATCAAAATCACCTTAATAAAGGACTAGTATCTATTCAAGACGTACCTAAAAAAGCAGATTTACCTTCATATTATGACCCTAATTTACCTTGTATAAATGCTCCAACTGATGAGTCTCAAGGTATTCTTCAACCATATCCATTTACTTTACAAGGTGCTCCTAGAAGACTTACAAAAGCGAAACAAGATACAATCAACTCTATTATGAAAGATCGTAATCAAACAACTAGTAATAAAGTAAGATCAGTAACAGATTCAGATATGTTTGCATTAATACCAATAAAGAAAAGTATAAATACACAAATAGGAGAAGGATTGACAGAATTCAGTGGTCCAATACAAGTAAATGAGAGAATTTACTTTGGACCGGTAGATATTGATAGAATGCGAATAAGATTGGTTACTGATAAAGGTGATACATTAAATTTAAATGGTAATGATTGGTCATTTTGTATGATAGCAGAAGTACTCTATCAATATTAATATCTAACGTATATGTATATGAATCAATTTCTCAGTGTAATAGGATTTTGGGGGCCTTACCTATTATTAATATCTACATCATTCGCATTAATAGTATATAATTATGAATATCTTAAAATATATATATTTTTTTCTATTGTAGGTACTATTCTAAACAGTATTTTAAAATCTATAATTAGACAACCTAGGCCTAGAAAGCAGCGTCATTTATATGATTTTGAACAACATCAAAGGCATGGTCAAGAATTTGGGATGCCATCTGGTCACGCACAAAATGTATTTTATTCATTATTTACTGTTTTATTTAAAATACCAAATATATATTTGGCTATTATGACCTTATTGATAGCATGTAATACATGTTGGCAGAGATGGGTTTATAGAAATCATACAATAGTTCAAATAATAATGGGATCAATTACAGGAATATTTGTTTTTTGTATAGCTAATGAAACATCAAAAGTTAATCTTCATAGCCTTGTATAAATTCATAATATGGCTTTCATTTTGAATAAGTGTTTCTGTTTGATCTGAATGAAATTTATCTAATTGTTTTTTTAATTTTTTGAAATTACGTTTTATGCTGGTGGCAATATTTTTAAATAATCCAGCAACTTCTTTATTACTTAAATCTAAATCTTTTTGATCTAAAATTAGTTTAAAAAACTTAAATGCTAATTCTAGATTAGTGAAATTAGAAGATAATTTATGTAAAAACAAAATTGGTTTGTTATTACGTACTTCAAATTCAAAATCTTCTCTACCACATATACCTGTATGCATACTAACTAATACAGCGCATTGTAAATCATTATTAGATTCTCTATCTAAATCTCTATAAAACTTATCTATTTCAGACTTTTGAACATTTTTACTATAATTTTTATTTTCAACCATCATAACAATATTGTCTTTTCTAACTATAAAATCTCCTCTACCAGATTCACTATGTGTATCTAGAATTTCACTGCTAGGAAATAAAAGATTAAGTTGTTTAAAAGTAAACTCTTCTCCTTGTTGACCTTTTAATGTTGAATTTTGAGAGATTGTTAATTGTTGTAAATATCGCTCTTTTTCGCGATCTAAATCTGTTTGTAAACCTTTTACGATATTATCCGATCTTTCTCTTTCTTTTAAAAGTCTAACCTGATATTTATCATCTAGTTCTTGAAATAAAGAATTGTACTTTTCATTCCAATTATCGCGCTGATTTCTTAAGGATTCTTGTTGTTCTCTCATATCAACTATTTGTTTGCTATATCTTGTATCATAATCTGTTTGAATGGATTCTCGTAGATCAGACTTCTGTTTAGTAAAGTCATTTTTTAGTTGAGTTACATAATTATTAAGATTTTCTACTTCAGATTGTAGTAAATTCTGTTTATTTATATGTTTAGTGTTTATACTACTAATTTTATCTTCCCAGTCTTTATTATTCCAATACTGCATTTTTGTATTACCTTGTTTATAGAATTCTAACCCTAATTGTATGACCTTCAACTTATCCTTAGCATTTAATGTAAAAAAATCATCAATAGTATTAGAATTTGGAACATAAACTTCTATAACTTCTAATTCATCACCACTTGAATCTGACATTTATATTATAAAGTAATTATTAATCTTTAAATTACTTTATACTAAAATATGTAGGTAATTGTTATATATATATATAACAATATGTCACTAGACATCTAGATAAATTTTACAAAATAATAGAAGCACTATTAATTCTATCTGTAGAAAGTAAATTTTCGTTTTTCAGGTATTGACCACCATTTAATTTTAATTTCATTTGATCTAATTCATGATTAGAGGATTGAAACTCATCTACTACTTCTGTTCCTTGAATGACTTTACCAAATGGCGTTTCCCAATCTGATTTACCTAACCAATTTAATGTTCTAAAAGCTATAAATAAGTTAGTAGATCTAGTATTAGGTCCAGATCCAGCAAAACATAAGCTGTATTTTGTCATTTTAACATTGATATTAGGATCATCTTCTATTGTATTTGAATGCCAATGTTTTTTTGATTGATCTAAAGATATACCAAATTGCATGACAAAAGCTGGAATTATTCTATAAATGGGTACATTTGTAAAAAATTTATCTTTTACTAATTCTAAAAATCTCTGAGCTCCAATAGGAGATAGCGAAGGATCAACTTCAACTATAAAATTACCTCTAGTAGTATCAAACTCTACTTTGTACATATATTATTAGTTAATATTTAATAATCATGCTATAAATTTCGGCAATTTCTCTCAAACTTTCATTTTTTTTTGTGGATTGAGTGTGTCCATATTTAAGATTTATATTTAGTAGTGCAAATTTATCTTCAGCTGAAAAAACGGCACTATTTTTAATTTTCTTATAATATCTCAAAACTTGATCATATAAAACTAATGTATCATTTATATTGGAATATATATACAAATTAGGATAGTTATGTGAGAGATTTATATTTCTTATTGGATCATAACTAGACATGTAATCATATACAGCTTTATTCTTAGGATTTCCCCACTCTTCATGTTCTTCTGTGGTAAGAGGTTGACAGCTATCAGTCATTGTGTCAATTACTTCCACAAATGGAACACCTAAAATAGCTAAGTTGGCCATTTCTGGTTTCATATTAATAACAGAACCTATTAATAATCCTCCAGCACTTCTTCCCCAAATAGTAAGTTTATCATTAGAGGTATATTTATTTTTTACTAACCATTCACCTGCTGTTATAAAGTCGTTGAATGTATTTTTTTTGTTTAAAAGTTTACCGTCTAACCAAGTATTATAACCGTTAAAAGAACTACCTCTAATATGAGCATTACAATAAATAAATCCTCTATCTAATAAACTTATAATACCAGGATCAAAAGATGGATCTAATGTATCTCCATAAGAACCATAACCATAAAGTAAACATTTTTTATTCTTAAGATTATTAGTTTTCTTGTGCATCATAGTAATAGATACATTTTTGTTAATTTGATAAATTCTCTCAAAATATTTATTAGGATTGTAGCTTTTAGATTTGAAATCATAAACGATATTAATTTTGAGGGAATCCATATCAATAGATATTAATTTAGTTGGATGCGTAAAAGTAGTGTATTTTACTGAAATTGTGTTATTATTCAAGTCTAGATTAGATATATATTGAAAATATACGCTATATTTTGTGTTACTCAAGGATAAATATTTACTTTTTTGTGTGACAATGTTGTAAAATAATAGTTTCCTTTTTTGTTTCTCTCTAACAACGACAATAAGATAGTTACCTTTTAAGAAAATTTTCTCATAAATACAAGTTTTTCGGTTAGGTAAAACCGTATCAAACTTTTTAAAGTCTTTTGTTGAGTATATAGATGTTCTGCTAAAACTCTTTTTTAAAACATACCAATTACCTCTCCAATGATCTATGTAAATTCGTTCATGTTTTTTTGAATGCATAGCTTTTTTAATAGTATTATCATTAACAATATATGGTGTGGATGAAGAATAGTTTTTAATATCAACACATACATTTTGTCTATCGGATGAAAGTGAAAATTTTATCATATTGCTTCTATTTTTATCATGATAAAGAAGAGAGTGTTTTTTGGTATGAATATTATAGCTATATAATTTGAAAGGTCTAAGATCTGTATCATGTTTAATATAGTAAATATGTTGTGAATCGTTTGAAAAAACGGTATTAGAGTCGCATTTTTGTACAATTCTCTCAACTTTATTATTTTCAAAGTCTTTAAGAAATAAATCAAATACCCGATCCCCTTTAGTATCAATAGTATAGGATATATATTGTTCATTATTAGAAATTTCATAATCACCAACTAAAAAAAAAGCATTTTTACCTGATAATTTATCCCAATCTACTAATAAATATTTTTTGTTTTGATTGTAGTAAAATATTCTACCATAATTATCATTTTTTCTCTTTTCTATAGAGTAGCTATATTTATTAAACAAAGTTTTAGGTAACTCATTATGAGGTCTGGTTTTATTTTTCATTTCGCTAACAAGAGTCTTAACTAAACTACTATCTATATATTTTTGGCTTTGTTTATTAAATTTTTTGATAATAGATTTGTCTTTGTTTTTTCTAGTTACATTATTATATCGCTTTCCACATTTTAAAGTTTTGGGCATACTATAATATATATTTAAAATAAATTAGAATATATATTATAATGGGATGTCAATTATCAAAAAGTAAGCATAATAATTCAGTTAAAATAAATGTAGGAGAACCTATAGTAAATATAAAACATAAAGATATTACACAATGGGAAAAGAATGATTATAAAAAAAGAAACAAAAAGAAGGAAATAAATGATAGTGTTACTTACAGTTTGAATCTGTAGAGGATTTAGAAAAAAAAATCTCAAGTAGTTTAGTGCATTCTATTGGGTTAGAAATGATAATAAGAGCATCATTTTTCATTTCATCAATAAGTGATTGTGATGAATCTTTATCTTTGTTGATAAAAAACTTTAATTTAAAAATAGTTTTGTGTTCTACATTTTGTAGAGTTAAAGCTACCTTATCCATATCTTGAGATCTTGATACCTTAGAAATGCGTATTGCTTTACATAGACCAGAAGTTTTTGATGAAATTGACATTATATACTTTTATATATATAAAGAAAAATCAATTTAATATATTTTTACACGATAAATCATTATTACTTTTAATAGAAATGATAGCTAATGCTACAAGAGTAGCGTCTGTAGGTAAAACTTCATTATCATTAACTACTTTTCCATTACAAATAAATTTCATAGTTTCAGGTTTGAAATGTGTAAGTTTAGTTGAATTAAGAGTTTTTTTTATATCACCTACTAACATGTCCTCTTCAACTGCTAATCTAACTCTAAATCCAGACCGAAGAGTAAAATAAACATCTTTAATCATTAATAAATAGAAATAAAAAAAAATATGAAACTAATAATGGGTTTAATGCATCATTTTTAATTTTTCCACTAGATAATCCCTAAATAAAATAATATGCCATGCACTGAGTAATATGTGGGTCGTCCTATAAAACATAAAAAAGTACCCTTTTTCAAGACCCATAAAATTTTGAAGGATTTGGATAGTAATTATGAGATTTATCAAATATAGGTTCAAAAAGTATGTTTTTTTTGAATTTTAAAGGACGCTCTAATGACCTTCCTTTAATTTTTTTAAAATTAATGTAGGGGTGTTATGTAGTACTAAAAAAAAGGCACTATTTTTTAAGAAAAAAGGTTTAAAATTATTTTCTTATTAAAATTTAGAATGGAAACATTGGAAACATTTAGTGACACTGAAAAAGTAGCACAACAATTCTATTGTGTATGTTGTGACTATAGAACGTCACGACGCAACAATTTTACCAAGCACTTATTGACACGTAAACATCAAAAAAGTAGCAATGGAAACACTGGAAACAAAAGTAGCACGGAAAATAAAGTTGTAAAAACAATCTACAAATCTGGTGACGATAATAAAAACTTTATAAATTTTTTCACCACACAAAGTAGTACAAAAAAAAGTAGCAAAAGTAGCAAAAAAGTAGCAAAAAGTTATAATTGCGCTTGGTGCAACAAGTACTATAAATCAAGATCAGGGTGTTATAAACATGAGACCAAATGTAAGGGACGTATAACAGAAAAGAAGTTATCAGAGTTAGAGAAAAAAGTGCAATTGTTAGAAAAAAACCAAAAAGAGAATACTGTGGTAACTCAAAATAACATAATTAACAATAATATTACAATTCAGTTATTCTTAGATGAAAATTGTGGGAACGCGATGCCATTGGATAGTTTTGTAAAGAATTTACAGATAACTATGGATGATCTGATAAAAACGAATCAAATAGGATATGCAAATGGATTGGGTCAATTAATTGTAAAAAATCTACAATCATTAGAATTCGCAAAAAGACCGATACATTGTAGTGATCCAGAAAAGTTCAAGTTTTATGTAAAAGATGATAAAGAATGGAAAAAAGATAATGGAGAGATTGTTGGAAAAGCAGTTGAGAATGTCCGAAAAGAAGCAAATACAACAGTTGTAGAATATGTGAAAAATCAAAATGAAGTACCAGAAAAAGATATGACACAAATAATGGAGATAATTCAATCTTTAAATAAAATACCTCCAAGTATACAAGAACAGAACCAAATTTTGAAAAAAATAGGAGATAGTGTAGTATTAGATAACAGTTTTAACGAAATAATCTGATAGTAAAGATAATAGTTTTAACGAAATAATTCAGATGAATTTAGTAAAGGTTTATATTTATTTATAGTATTAATATATAATTATGAACCATAAAAAGAAAAAAAGTAAAAGATTTAGAGCTACTAGAAAAAAGGGATCTAATAAGTCTAAAAAAATTAGACATCTAAGATGGAATAGAACCAAGAAAAGAAAGAATATATCAAAAAAAAATTATGTAGGGGGTGTTGGTGAAGATTTAGTGTATAATCCTACTAAATTAAGAGAATATACTGATTTAATAAAAGAAATTATAGGAAAAGATTCACAATTCAATTATATTTTACGCACTTACTATTATGAAGTACGAGATAACCCAGACTATGCATATTCATCAAAAATGGAACCACCAACACAATCGTCAATTCAAAAAATCCAACAAATTAATCTAAAACTCTTTTGTTGGATAAGAGATAATGTTCCAGGATCTACTGTTGTTCTTCCAAAAGGAGCTATATTAGCTAGAACGGTTTCAAGAAAAGATATAAATCAAATTAATATTGAAATGAAAGAGATTCCTCCTCCAGCAAAACCAGCAAAACCAGCTGTGTTTGGTAATACATCTCAATTAGCAAATAGTACAATTGCTGTGGGAATACCAATTGATTCAGTAATGTTTATGAAAACAACAAGAAAATTAATTTATTTGAATTTATGTCCATTTCAACATTTAATGCAAACATATTGGAAAACAAGAATGGACAATGAAAACATGAAAGCGGACGGAACATTATTAGATGTATTAGAAAACATAACTGGTATATCAGCAAATACATTGGAATGGTGTAATAGTGGACCTATTCAAGAAATGGAATATGATGGTATAATACAAAATGACTTAGCGGAGGCGGTTACAGTTCATAATTTTGATGAGGGATATTTTGTAAAGGATGAAAGAACTGGTAAAGCAAAACATAATAGTGATTCACCTGATAAATTATCCTTTGCTATGAAAATAGTAGGAAAAGATTTTGCAGATTTGGCGGAAGAATCACTAACAAACACAAATAATCAGGTAATGGAGATTATAGATGGAAGGAATGGGGCACGCTCACTGGTATTCCCCGAGTTTTTAACTTATTCTTATAATGGATCAAAAACATTAGAAGTTTGTGATTTACAAAAAGAATATAAATTGTGGTATGACACCATGAAAGAAAAAAAAGATGAGAACATTGACTGGCCAAATAATATTAAGATGTTAGGAAAATTCCAAAATAACAGTGGTAAAACTGATTGGGCCAATCCACATTGGATTATCCGTTTGTTAACAAAGCATAATTTACCACTAGGTGGCGGGGATGAAAATTTTAACAAATATATTAATGATTTTAGCACATATAATACAGAAACAGGTACATATACTGATGAAGATGGGAAGGTAGTAACTAAAACTCCACAACAACAACAACAACAATTAAAAAATAAATATGATTTAATACATCAATACTATGGGAACCCAGAGGATTTAGATTTCAAGTTGTATAGCTTAGCACTATATGAAGATCTACAATTTCAAAAATTTGGTGTGAATATAACAAATATTGAAGGATATAAGTTTAATCAACGTAGCGAAAATGGAAACAGTGTAAAGATAGACGAATTGTGTATAAAGTCATATAAACCACTCTATTTTTCAACAAGCGATACAGGGTATCAATTTAATTATGTTATAGGACCTTTATATGGAGAAGATCAGTATCAGAAAAATATAGATTTACTACACGCTTTTAAAAATGATTTATGTAATGGTAATATGGCTTGTAATGTACAATCCAAAAATAATACATGTTGTGATATTCAAGAGATGCAAGGATGTGATCAAGATAAATATCCAGGAAGTTTTATGACAATTAAAGGAGACGCAACAAATAATTTTTATTATAATAAAGAAAATAGAACGATAGTATCAGAGCAAACAAAGGATTTAATAGATAATATAGTATACAAACCAACACAATATAATTACCCACTATATGTAGTAATTTATCACATGCTTATAAAAAACGCCTCAAGTGATGGGATGAATAGTGGGGATATTGTGAAAGAAGCATATTTTACTACACAAGTATACGGTGAAAGAAAAACAGATTGGTCTAATACAGACGTTCCTAAAAGTAATTTATATAAATATGTAAAGGATAAAATATTACGTTTATCTAATAAAGATATAGTGTTAACAAGTAAACAAGAAGCGAATTTAAATTTTACATACAGATATTTACTAATAGAAATATTAAGTTTTTTACTAGCTTATTTTCACTACTCGTCCACGGAAATGTCGGAGATTGTACCTCAAGCTTGGTCTTCGCTGGTAACAGGAGAGCAACAACTTACACCAGGTACTTTATACGACTTGGCGAATAATTCTTACTTTCCACCCACAAACAAAATTGTATCGGAACTAAATGATCTAATAGGAAAAGACTCTATGTATAAAGAAAGAGACGAGCAAGAAACTGTGACTGATGATGAACCACGAATACACAGTTCAATCTTGAGCGAGAAAATGGAATCTATAATTACAAAGACATTTCAAATAAAAGTCAATTTGATGAAAAAAAGCAATCTAAACAGAAATAATCAATCAATTATTATGTTCAAAGAAACCCCGACATCACCGGCACCAATATCAAATAAGGACCTAACCCTAGAACAGCTAAAAGACAACCAATATACTGGGTTTCTAAGCTTAAAAAATGATAATCAAGAATTTTGGAGTTTATATAAAGATAGTTTATTAGGTATTTTTTTTAATTTATATTTAAAAGGAGGTACAGCTTTTAGATTATTATTTAAAAGAGAAACGTTAATAGAAGAAACATGTATTAGTTCAGGAACATGTTCATTAAATAGATTAACTGGTTATCGTACGGATGCGGAGGAGACAGAAAAAAAAATAAATGACAAATTAGGACAACCATCAGATTATGATCTTAATTGTGTAACGAATCCTTGGTTAGGAGAAACAGATTATAAAATATTAGTAGATCAGTTAAATATACAAATAAATCTACATTTGAAAGAACGCACATATGTAGAATTTACTAAAATATTTAATCCACATAGTAAAAAAATGGAAGAGATACAAAAATCATTAGCAAATAATTATTATAATAAAGATTCAGTGATAATTACTGATATAAAAAACATATCAACTACAGCAGCAGTTGAGAAAGATGCAATTACTGGAGAGAGAAGTCAAATATCACGTAGTGATATGATAACATCTGAAACCAATGCTATACCTATGACTTGGAGGGTTGATGATGGCTCAATCGCAACAGATTCGTTTGTATTTTATAGCCAAGGTCATATGTTATGGATTACTACTAAATTATTAGATGAAGCAACCGAATTTGATTTACATAGATTAATGTTACATATTCCAACAAAATCAGCATGGATAAATGAAAACAAACTAGTAGATAGATATAAAGCAATAAAGAACACAAAAACGGTGAAAATGCAAGAATTATTGACTCAAGAAGACATTGAAATAACACAGGTTCCTTATGGCCCAAATATTGAAAATACATTATTAAAAGAGGTTCCAACAAATGTAGATACAGCAGTAGAATTGATTGATGTATCAGTGGTAAACTGGGGAGGAATTGAGAAATTTTCAAAATGGCATGATTCAGAAATAAGTAACTTAAGAGCAGAATATTTATACAATAATGAACAGAAAGTACTATATACTAAACCTGGGGAGATTGCGAAGAAAGCACAAATAACAAATGTATATTCAGTACCATATTATTACGATATTGTAATAACTGGAGGGAGAGAACTGAAAGATATGACACCACAGGAATATAAAGCAGGCTCTATACAACATATACATTCAGGAATGTTGCAAGTAGATGGAGATACACGTATAGCTACATGGAGTGAGGGATTACAAATGTATAATTTTGATAATTCAATACATGATCTAACTTTAGTGATAGATGATAATATAAAAAGCGGTAGAGTGACAAAATTACTGAAAAGACAAAGACGAAGAGCGTTTTTAGCTCAATTAAGATACTTATTTGTAAATAATAATCCAACTGAAAAAGATTTTAAAGATCCGGATGGTCCTATGGAAATATATAGATTTGAAGGATATGAACCATTCTATTTTTTACTAGATCGTCCAGACATTGCATCAAAGATGATACAAGGATTATTTAAAACAAATATATCATTCAATATACCATTACTAAAATTAAAAATAGAATCTTCTCCAGCAGTTAAATTATTAAATTTAGATGAATGGCCAAGAATGTACATACTACTTAAGGCAACATTAGAGAGAATGAAAAATGATAATTATCCAGATTTAGTAAAAGCGGTAATGAGAGTCGGTCAAGTTTCCCAAGATCTATGTATGAAGTATGATATAGAAAATAAAATCTTAATACCTGGTGAAAAAAATGTTCTAACCAATGCTTGCGATTATAATTCTAAAAAAAATGAGAACCACCGGAAGTCGGTGATGTCTAATATTGGAATCATTAGAACTATGACACTGTGGTTTATTATAGAGGGATTACAACAAAATTTAGATATTATATATACATGGTATTTAAATACCCAAGAAATACCTGGAAGTAATAAAACCTCAATACCAGAAAGATCTTTCCTGAATTGGGATAATGAAACGAAAGATATATTATTAAAATACTTTTTAAACATGTTGACCTTGATGTTTGTCATAGAAGATAAAAGTATAGATAGTACCGTAAATTACAAGGAATTATTTCAAGTAGAAGCGCGAGTCCTTATTCTTACAGATATGTGTAATACTTTATATACTATTATTATTAATAAAATGTTAGAAAAAATATCAAATAATACATTAAAAACTCTGTGTGAAGTTAGAATCCAATATGTTAAAAAAGCAATGAATGTAATATATAAAAAATTAGAAATTAGTACAAACCCAAGTAATATTAATAAAGTAAGATTAGCTCAACAATTAAAAGCCTTGAACACGATAGGTTCATGGATAGAAATAGCTCCCAATGAAGAAAATTTTAGTGATAATAATCAACTGATTCTAGAATTAGAATCGTGCAAAGGGTTTTATGATACAATGCTTCATAGTAGAGCAGATTATCAAAATTATAATTTAAATTTAAACAAAGTAACAATAAATATAACTGATAAAGATAAATATAAAACATTTAAACAAAGATTGAAGGATGAAAATTTTGACGGGTATGAAAATTCTAAAGCGACGTTTGCTGATGAAAATGAAACGCCTGGATGTAATTATTTAGATATTAATTATGAAAAACCATATATATTTAATACAAATGAGACCGCTATTTCAATATCAATTAGTTCAATGATAAATACATTATATAGTGATAAAACGATGGAAGCAGGATTTAAAACATCAGAGGCTATAGGAAAAGATGGTATTACAGGAAATGAAGTATCTATGTGGGATGATTATGATAACGACACGGGGAAAATGGATACAGTTAAATTTCTGCAAAAAATGTATAATAATAGCATAGGATTTAAAAAGATATTTGATGCCAACACCGCCGATGATAGTCCGTTCCTTAAATTTGAACCAATCTGCACATGTCAAATGTTATTAAATGGTATTGCAGAGATAGACTACCTTAAACCCCATTCAAGTGCGGTATTATCCCAATTATTTAACAATAGGGCAAAAAGTAATAAACTTAGCGGAATACCCCAATCGTATATTGTGCTGAATGGTGAACCAACTGAAATACCCAATTGGAAAGAATACCACTTTAGTCCTGATATAGGAAGTTTGATGAAAAATCGTTCTATTGAGGGAGATTATTTGAATATAATGACTATAGATGTAATAAATTCTCCAAGTAAATTAATAAAATCAATAAGTGAAAATTGGAAATCTATGATTGATTCTCTGGTGATGGAGAGCGAGAACAACGCGGTTAGTAAGCGTGAACAAATGTATGGTAAAATTTTTCCTGGTACGGTAGATTTAGAATGGTATAATAATGACAATAGTCAGATTCAAAAAAAGAAATTGGAATTGAAATGGAAAGATTATCTTGTACCTATTTGGGGCAAGGGATGGGCCAAAAACGAAAATGCGTGCCCTTTTTATTGTGTATTACCAAGTGTTAATACCGTACAGTATAGAAAAATGATTGAAGATACAAAAAATGTATATGTTAAAGAGACCTTATTAAAACGCATGATAGATTATGATATTGCATCTAATACAATTGCTGAAGATATATTAAAAATGAAAGCTCAATCCGAACGGCTGAAGGACGACCGCCAAGGGCCTGTACACGCTCAAGCTCTTCAAGGAAGGCCGCTGGCGGTCATTAAAAAAAATGACGGAAACGTCGTGTTAGGAAGCAGCGGAAACTCCTCGTCCGTGAAGGCTTCGGCATGGCCAAAGCCAGCCAACTATCTCCCAAATCTGGGCCCCGTGAAGGCTTCGGCATGGCCAAAGCCAGCCAACTATCTCCCAAATCTGGGCCCCACACAGCCAATTTTCCCGATCCACAACAACCCCAATGCAATGCAGATTGACCAACCACAACAGCAAGATTTTAAATTTGCTGGGGTCATGCCAGTTCTGGGCAACAACGCTTGGGGCTACAAGCCTTTTAGTTAATTTTAAACTTTTATGATATTCTATAAAATCAACACCAAAAATAATAAAACTGAGAGAAGTTTATAATCTGTTACCATTTAAGGTAACAAATAAATTAAAATACTTAATTATTAGAAAATATATAAAATATTACGATAATAAAAATATTATTAGAGCATAAATGGTAATAATAATATGTTATTATTAAATATGTTCAGTAACAAATCAACAAATATAGAATCAACAGTATACAAAATTTATAATTTCTTACCATTTATCGTAAGAAACTATAACAATTCCCGATTATAATGATCAACAGACAATAATGTTAAAAAAGTACCGAAACACAACATAAAAAAAAGAACTGAAAAAAAGTATCTCTCAAAGTTAGTTTTCAAATTGATCAACTTTTCCTAAATTAAATACTAAATTAGTTTTTTTGGTACAAT